TTAGAACATTCCGTTCTGTCTCCACTTGAATATCTCCTCTTGAAAATCCTGCAAGAGCGAGTTCCAGTATGGTTCTACCATCAGATCCATTAATGACATTGTGAGGAGGATAGTTGTCTCTTGTTCCTGCAAGAGCCTCAAGTCTGTGGAATGTTTCATCGAACCCTAATGTGATTGGAGTATAAGTCTCCCAATTAAATGTTTTATTAAATGTTACCATTGTCCTATAAAAGCGACGTTTACATGTGACCCATAAGGCATCACATTATTATTTAACCATATAGCACAATGAATGAAGGTGTGCTAAACCCTCAGTATCATTACGGTTTATCCTACCATAATTTAAAAACTGCATCGGTATCTTTACCAGCATTGTTAATAGAACGTTCGTAAGTTGGTTCTAAAACATTGTGTAAGTAATCATGATCCTCATGTGTCATTTCAATTAAAGCATCAGGTGTATGACCTACTTTACCTTCACCATAAACAACTTCATATGCTTTTATTGTTCCAGGTTTTTCACGTTCAGCATTAGCAAGGTAACTAACAGGCAATCCATGATGTGCTACTTTACCTGTGGCAGCAATCCTAGCCATCTTACGGTATGCTGCATTTCTAATTGCTTTATCAGGAGTTACTAATTTTTCGTTGTCACCTCTTTTAGAAGGATTACCTCTATTAGATTTTCTGTTCTCATAATTTTCATCTTCAAACTTCAAACCCCTGTAAGGTTTAGCTCTTGACTTAGCTCTTAGTGTTCTAATAGTACCATCTGATCTGGTGTACATATTAGTTTTACGATTGATAGCCTCATCAACCGAAGTAGGAGGATTCTCAGAAAAGGACTTCAAACCATCAGGGTGTCTATTCCAAGACCACAACCCATTGGCATCAGATTTCCATTTCATTCTACTTCCTGTTTCTTTCTACCAATATTATACTTGCTCTCAAGCGTCCATTCACCTTTCTCTTTAAAACTTAACACTTTGATTTGATTTAAAGGAGCTAGGTCTGCAATTTTTTCCTGACTCTCTGTAGAAATATTTACGAGTCCCCAGTCAACCAGTAGTTGTACAATGCGATTGCGACGTTGTATATCATTCAAAGAAATATTTGTTTTCTTTCCATCAAGGGCAAACAATTCTTTGAAGTGTACGATGTAATACTTTCCTTGCTTATGCAAGATGTGACAAGATTGATAGATCTTTCTTTCTTTACGTGATGCCACACCAATTCTTGTTAGTGTTTCTCTCACTTTTAGAAAGTCGTCTGGTTCTCCCAGAACTACTTCCACCATATCAGATTGTCTCCACTGGACTTCTGTCTCACCCATTTTTACCACCTTTGCTCAATGATTTTTGAATATTATCTAATTGATCCTTGGTGAGAATCCTAAGTGCTTGTAGAGCTTTATCGTCATTATAACCATAATACTCTTTTACCACATCAAGATAATCAATAGAATCTTTTCGTGCCCAAGGAGAGAAACGCTTCCTTGGTTTCACACTATTTATGAAAAAATCATATTGCATCTTGTTTGGAATGTGTGAATTCTTATTCATTTCATTCGCAAACAAGATAGTGTCAGTAAAAGAACTCAGACACCTATTAATAACATAAGCAGGATACTTTTTCTGCGCATCAGGATCATCATCCAATATATGTTTTTTGGATTGATTGATTGAGTACAGATAGTCTTTCAGTTGGTACATTGTTCCAGTGACGGATTACTCCGCTAATAATAAAGCAATTAGTGATAAGGTAGCTGACGAATATAACAGTGCGTACCACAACCACGTAATTGTCATATTCTTTTGTTCTGTCGTCTGAGAATGATCCGAGTGCATATTTCCAGATGGTTAACGCTTTATTTAAAAGACGCATTGACACTTACCACTGTAGCATTTGGATTTCTAGCAAGTGCAACTTGACGTGCATCTTGATAGTCTTTAGCAATCACTTCTTCTGTGAAGACAGTTCCTGCTTTGAATAATTTAACTTCGCATTTCATAATTAATAGTTGTAAAGGACAAGCTCTTTTCTAGATGCCTGATCTATATTATAACTCCCCACAGACCGCATGGTGTAAGTGTGTGCAAATTCTGCAGCTGTCCACCCATCAAAACGATCTTTGATAATTTGATCAGAGTTATAAGAGATCAACTGACGACCAGCATATCTATCACATTGGATAGCAAACTCATCGTGATCAAATCCTTTGTGCATGTTTCCTTTTTTACCATACAGATTTGATTTGATTTCGTATGGAGGATCAAGATATACAAAAACACTTCTGTCATCAGTAAGAAGTTGTTCGTATGATTCATTAGTGAACTTCCAGTTTGCAATCAATTCTTGATAACCAGTTAGTTTTTCAATTCCATTGAAGGAGAAGTTGGAATCACTTGCTTGTTTCGAGAAGGAACTTGATTCTGTAAGACCTGAGAAACTACACTTATTAACAACATAGAAAGAAACAGCACGATGAATTGCTTCAGTCTCACTGGTATCTTTTTCAAGGTACTTTTTAGCATCCAAGAAAAGTGACTTAGCGGAACTGGGGTCAGGGTGCCTTTGTTTAAGTTGGAGGAGGATGTTCTTAACTTCATTACCGTTATCTTGGATTTCTCTCCAGAAATTATAGAGTGGTTCATAAAGATCATTTACCCAGATCTTCAATTTAGGATATCTTTTACTAACCTCAAGAGCTACGCTACCACCACCTAAGAATGGTTCACGATACTCAGTGTAAGATGATAGATCAGGAATAAACTGAAATAGTTTGCTTAGAGCACGAGACTTACCGCCAGGATATCTGAGTGGTGTCTTATAAGATTTCATCGTCTGGGGCATTGTATTTAAGATACTCTCTGAAAGTTAACTTTAGTTGTTTGATTGTCATGCCACAGTGTGCTGCAGCATCAGGTAAGTTCATAGTAGCATGAAATAATGCTTCATGTGCTTCCTTTACATTTTCTGGTGTTGTTTTTATAGAAGTATTCCCATTGTCTTTTGGGTTCATCTTCCAACCGTTGAAGTAATTCTCTAAGTGATTTTGTCTTTGCATCTTCTTCTACAAATTTAAGTAAACTCATTCTTCAACAACCTTAACCTCAATAGCATCAGTAAGGATGTCAGCAAGTTTATGATATGCGATTGCTGTGTACACTTGAGGTACAATGAATGCAACCATGGCTACTACCCAAAAAACATAGTAGTAGTTTTCTTTGTTTTGTGTTCTTTTTTTAGTCATCGTGATCATCAAATGGGTCAGCGAGTCCTTCGTTAGCAAAGAACCCTCGGTAGATACCGTAGAAAATACAGAGCACCGTGATTACTGCAATAGAAATCGGAAAGGTGATGTTAGGATCAAAATTGTAATGTGGAATCATCATTTAAACTCACAACTCATCATGATTTCTGTTAGACATGCCAACAGATTAATTTCTTGATCTGGAACAAGAGTGATGTCTTTCATATACTTGGCAATAATAAGAACTGCTTCTGGAATAGATGCAGGTTTCAACATACCATAAAGGCTATCATAGATCTTACGCATCACCATGCTTGGATCATTGTCCATATGTTGTACAACCCAGTTCTTTACCGTCGTAAATTCTTTTCGCTTGAGACTCCCCATAAGATCGTTGAGATTGATATCAGCAACATCAACGAGAATAGCGGAATCAATAGAACCTGAGGCAGCGTAACGCTGACACTCATTAATAAGGCGACGCCAATCAGGATAATACCTCTTGACCAGTTTCGCAAGTACCTTATCTTCAAATTGAACTTTCTCATTAGTCAGAATAGTTTTAAGACGTGTAAAAAATTCACCTTGCAATTTAACTGCTTGTTCTGGTTTGATTCTAAAATCAACAACCGTGCAACGTGAATGTAGTGGTTCAATAATCTTGTTGATGAAGTTGCAAGTGAAGATAAAACGACAGTTGCCATGAAACTCCTCTACAGCAGTCCTCAAGGACAGTTGCACGTCGTTAGTGGTATTGTCTGCCTCATCAATAATGACGACCTTGTGAGCAGCACCAGAGGTCAGAGAGACGGTGGTAGCAAACTGACGTACGCGATTACGTACGGTGTCAAGGAAACGTCCTTCATCAGATCCATTAATAACAATGTAAGAAGCACCAATCTCCTCACACATAGCTTTGGCAATAGTAGTCTTGCCAACACCTGCAGTTCCTGTTAGGAGCAGGTTAGGTAGTTCTCCCTGATCAACAAATCCCCGAAACACATCTTTAGTGCTTGCAGGGAGAATACAATCTTCAACAATGTTAGGTCGATACTTTTCGACCCACAAAAACTCTTTACTCATAATTAAATCCAATCAGGTTTGCGAGAAGGATCACGCAAGTAATTTGTTGCTGCCCAAGGTTTGGAAGCAATATATCTTTTGTATGCTGTGAAAATATCAATGCTTGTATCATACTTGAACTCATCAGGACCTGCAAAGGTAAATGATGTGGGTCTGTATGGATACGTAGCAGGAGGAATAATAGTTGTTGCTTCCTCTAGTGTTTTCTCACAACTATGAATCTTACCATACCTCCATTGATATTCATTACACAAAGCTAGACCATGTGCAAGTAACCACCATGTATTTTCTAGACAAGAATTTGCCCAGACAGTGCATGGATGATTACGAAACGCACCTTTCTCTGTCTTGTATGCTTGACCATCAAGACGATGTAAATCACCGTAACCATGACCCCACTTGTCAGAACAAACAATAGAAAGCATCTGACAGGTTTCTAAAGGCATCTTGACAATATGTTTGTCTGGTAGATGTCTAGCAGATGTAGTTGGTGATGGGTCAGTTACGAAAATATTCAAGGTTCTAGTGCAATATAATAAGTTAAGTCTACATCAGTATTGATCCATTCGGAAATCAAATGTTTAGATACCTTAACAGAATAGTCACCTGGTAAAACACGAATGTTTTCAATCTTGAGATCAAGAGAAAAGGTGCCAGTACAAGTACCACCCACGGTGAGATCGTAAGTATTGCTGGTATCATTTTCTTTATCCCTAAGAATAAGTTTGATAGTGTCAGATCCTTCTTCAGAGAAGAATGTAAGATCAGGCAAACTGTAGATAGCAGATGCCTTCTGTAGTGCTAGAAGATCATCACTAGAAAGATTGAACTGAAGATCAGAGCCAGGAAAGTTTACGTTTCTTTCTGGTGCAGACTTAAGTGTAATCTCAG